TTAGTCTGTATTCTGGTGTTTGTAGTTTAGGTAATGCCATAATTTATCATCCTTTATAATTATATGAACCAATCACTCTGGGCAAGTTATTCATCCAACTCATAGTCCGTGCCCACATTCCGGTCTCTTAATGCGCTTATCGATGCTGGTATATTTCCACGAAGCACTCTGTATGCACTCTGATCATTATCTATTTTCCGCCGTGCGCGGGCATCTGGTTGATCGTTACTGTCAAGTGTCTCCCAATACTTATACTGCATAGTTACTGATGTTTTAATAATTTCTGTTGCTTGATTGTAACTCAGAGGTGCGGGCACAACCTCTTTTGGAAAACACTCAAACACATTAACCCCATATCGTCTATTGTTATTAATATCTAGGACATAGATTTTCATTGAACCAATATAATCCTTATAGTAACCAACATTCCACGTTGACTTGTTCCATGCTAATTCTTGCCATGACTGAAAGAATACTCTTTCCTCTAGATCGGCGCTTGTTTGTATGGTTAAAGCTATTGTTCCTCCAAATGTAATACCATCGACAATTTCTGGAGCAATCCCGTACATATTAGTGTCCAGTGAAGTGTTGAGTGCTCTACCCGGCATGTCTATCGCTTCAACCCGCATAGAGACGGTCCTTGCAGAGCTTTTGTCTGGATGTCCCGCTGGCGGGAAAACCAAAACTTCATAGCGACTTGGGAGAGCATGGCCATTTTTATTTAATTCAGCCAGGAAGTTGTTCAGCTCAACATTTCCCTTTACTTCTGGAAATTTAGGTTGTGTTGCCATTAGATCATTGCCCTCGATTCTTTCCATACCTCTGATGCAGTTGACTTCTTAAACCTCTGCACAGGTAGTAGAGTTGCAATCGTAAATTCGTCTGCATCAATTCTGCGAAACTGTGACTTGGTTTGTCCAGCGAGATATCTGTGTAGGGTTGGTTTGATAAGTCGAACACTTTTCAGCTTGCTATAATCAACGATAAGTCTTGTCGTATAATCAAATTCAGTATTGTTAGAATAATCCACCAACTTATCAAGCAACTTAATTCGCAATGGGATAGGTAGGTAGTGAAAATTGATACCAAGAAACCCGTCTGAATACATCTCTAGTGGTAACACCAAAGGGAATGTGTCATAGTATGGCAAAGTCTTCTTGAACTTTGGATCATACATGAACATGTTGAGCTTACCATAGAATGGCTTGGTATTCCTCTTACCATCCCGTATGAGGTCAAGTGGCCCGGGTGTACCAAACTCTTTAATCTTTTCTCTGTACCAAGCAGTTGACTTTGGGCGACCTTTCGCCTCATCCTTAACTGCTTGCATATATTTACTGGGAGCTCTTGCCATAAGACTATTTATAAGATATTCCCAGATGATCCTCAGTTAATATCTTGAACTCCATATTGTTATTTTCACACCATTCAGTGGCATATTTCCACTTAGCATCATTTACACCGTAGGTTATAACCGCATTCATCCACCGTCTGGTCTTCCTCTTGGGTTCCTTGGGCGGACTACACTGCACCTTTGGTTTAACCTCTATGATCATCTTCTTAATAGTCCCATCAGCCTGCTTGATCTTAATGTAGAAATCTGGGAAGTATCGGTGCATACGCCCATCCTTGGGTGATAAATAGGGTATGATGATCTCTTCACTACCCCATTCAATTACAGCATTACTGGTATCACAGTATACCATAAACTTACGTTCCCAGAGAGAACGATAAACTATGTTCTGTGAATCACCCTTATATTTCTTGGGGTTGGTTGGTGTGTATCGACCTTTGTATGACATTCGTTATAAATAGTTTCAATAATAGTATATAAGGATATTTAGACATGACCGGCTACACCAAATATCTTGGAGAAGCACAAAAATACATTAAAAAGGCCGAAAGCGCGACGGGCATCACGTTGACTGCCGACGCCGCGGAATACGACCCAGTGACACTTCTCTATCCCTCTGATGTTGGGGAAAATGTTCATCAACAAAGTTGGATAATGTTCACTGGATATTCTATAACTAGGGCAAAAATAAAGGATATAAAGAAGGGTCCCAAGGTTACATTCGCACAAGCGGCCGCGGCGAGGACGGGCGACGAACCCCAAAACGAGGTAAGAGTCAGACAGAAATTAATGCAGTTCAACTCCGACTATGCCGCCAGCTCCGGTGGGTCTGGTGGTTCGTCTTTGACGCTCTCTAGGAAAAACATCCCGAAAAGCGGCACAGTTATAGGGTTATATATGCCGCCATCAGTAAACGTATCCTATTCGATGGATTATGAAGATGCGCCAATTGGTCAAATGACTGAGGCATTAGGTGGCATTGTTCAGGATGTAATGAGCGGCGCGAGCCTGGGACAAATCGCCGGGAATGCTGCCGGAGGCGCGGGCACTGCTGCTAAACAAGGGGCAATTGGTGCTTTAAATTCAGTCCTTCCTGGCGCAAAAGATTTAATTGCAATTGAACGAGGTGTAGTTATTTCTCCCAGAACGGAACTCATGTTTCGAGGTATTGGTAGAAGAGAATTTTCTTTCACGTTCACCTTCATTCCAAAAGATATGCAGGAGTCGCTCACTGTGAAACGAATCGTCCAAAAATTTAAGGAAGGTATGACACCATCATTTGCACAAACTGGAACTACAAGAGAGTTGACTATTCCTGATGTTTTCCAAATTGATTATATGCATATTAAGAGGCAGAATTCGTATCTGAATAAAATTGGGAAGTGCTACCTACAAAAGATGGATGTTACATATGGCGGTGATAAGTTTGTTACATATGATCATGGTGGAGCTAATCCACCGCCACAGAAAACATCTATTACTCTAGCCTTTAAAGAACTGGAAATCATGGACAGGGCCAAAGTGGAGGCGGGGTTCTAATATGTATTTTTCTCAATTTCCTGTCACTGTATATGACTCTGTTGGTAACGGTGATTTCAAATTAGTCACACACCTTCTTAAAAGAGTCGCGCTTGGCAGTAAAGCAAAGGCAGTATCATCTCTCTTTGATACCCATGACGTTAGAAGTGGCGAGACGCCTGAGATGATCGCACACAAATTATATGGTGATTCAGAATACCATTGGGTTGTTCTGCTTGTCAATAACATCACTGACAGATATCACCAGTGGCCGATGAATAACCGGCAGTTTTTTGCACACCTCGCAGATACATATGACAATGTTGATGCTACACACCACTACGAGATTTATCAGAGCTCTGGTGACACTACAGTAAAGATTAATATCGGTCTTACTAATGTGGGTGCTGATGGTGATACAATCTCTGATGCAGTGCAGATTACGAATAGAGAATATGAAGAATCAAAACAGGATGAACTTAGAAAAATACGACTCCTAGACCCAGAATATCTAGATCAGTTCGTTGAGGAGTTTGGAAGACTCGTTCGTGATACAGAGGATTAATTGAGTGGCAGAACTTAAAACTGGCGGTGAGTTTGATATTATTCAAGCGGATTTGATTCTATCTACTGGAAAAGTCATAGGACTAAAAGCATCCATCATGGGCCTCACCCTATTTGAAAATATAGATCAGCTGTCATTAACTGGAATTTTGATGATTCAAGATGCTTTTAATCTAGCATCATTTGGCCCTATCATTGGTCAGGAGTATTTTAAACTTAAAATCGCAACGCCATCAATTACCGGCGAGGATAATATAACCGACTACACTGATAACGCCTTTATGGTTACAAGTCTTGATGAAAGGACTGATATTGGTAACGGTGTTCAAGCATCAGTATTAAGTTTTGTCTCTAGAGAATTTGTAGTAAATCAAAGATCAAGAGTTAGAAGAACTCTAATCGGGACGTATTCTAAAATTGTTGAGACGATGTTAAGAAATGACTTGGATAGTGCCAAGAAGTTTTACAATGAACCCAGCGTTGACAGTAAAAAGATAATTGCACCAAATATTACGCCATTCGGAGTAATAGGAATGGCAACGAAAAATGCTGTCTCAAAGAAACATAATGATGCTACATATATGTTTTTTGAGAACACCCGTGGGTTTAATTTTAGGACTCTTGGCAACCTGTATTCCAAAGCGCCAATTATGACATATGAATACACTATTCCCGGCACCAGAACAAAAGGTGGGGCAAGGGACATTCTTCAAGAGTTGTCAACTATCGAAAACTATAAAGTAACCAGCGCACCTGATACTGTGTATAACTATACCTCAGGCATATATTCATCTGAATTAATTGTCCACGATATAATTTCTAAAAGTTATCAAAACCATACATATAACTATATTGCCAGTTTTGACTATGAGAGACACATTGATTTGTTTGGAAAAGATAAGAAGGCGTACCCCCTAGTGAATGCACTGAGTCTCACAAAAGATGGAAAAAATGTGTCATCATTTCCATCAAAACAATATCTTCAACCTACTGTGGGGTATGGCACAGACGAGAGTTATGAAGACGATTACAATCAGTATTCTTTCACCTCAAACAGATCACCTAACGTAGTACAATCCAGAG